TCAGCGTTGGCGACTGGAGTCTGATCGAGGAACACCGACTGCAGGCCGTTGACCAGTCCGCCGATCTCGCCCTCCGACACCAGGTCGAGAATGCGGAAGTAAGAGATCGATCGCAGGCTGTCCGGCGCCTCGGTGGGCGTCTTCGAACTGGTGTCGCCCTTGGAGCCACGCAAGTTGAACTCGTTCTTCGATCCCATGGTTTCCTCGGGCACAAAAAAGCCCGCGCGAGGCGGGCTTGGGTCGATCCGTGTTGAAGGTGCTTAGGCGGGCAACGTGTCGTATGGCGTCTTTAGGCTGCTGCCTCCGGGCACGCCGCTGCCCACGCCGTTCGTGGCGGGGCTGTAGTCGTCCGCTTCCATGCCAGCCGAGATGACGGCGGAGCCGACGATCATGCGGCCGTAGAGGACGGGCACCGGATTTCCCTGCGCGGTCGTGTTGACCGGACCACTGAATACGTAGCTCGCCTGATTGCCAGAGCTGTCCGCGTTCTTGTTGACCTTGGTCTGAGGCGAAAGCATCTGCACGATGCCTCCCGCAACAAGGCTGACGCCAAGCGTGGTGAGATAGCCTGTGTGAAAGAAGATCACGTCGGCCGCGATAAGAATGATCCCGATGACAGTCTGCAGAACACCTGCTTTCGCACCCATCGTCACCGGGGCGATCGTGATGCAATCGCCTGCTGGTTCGGATAGCTGCTCGAGACCGATGTTCTCGCGCGCGGCGCCACGCCCGCGAAAGATGGCAAAGGTAATCCCCTTCGTATGTGCTTGCGCAAAATATTGTTTGGCGCCCGGGAAATTGACCGTTAGCCAGCGGATGGCTTCACTTGGCGTCTTGGTCGAGAGCTGTACCCGATGGGTGCGGCCGTAGCGCTTTCCCAGCGTCGAGAGAAGCTTAATTTCCGTCATCGCGGCTGATGCATTCATGCGGCCTACTCCCTAAAAACGAAGCCCCGCAATGCGGGGCCTCGGTTACATCGATGTGGGCGTCAACGTCGTGCCGCCATTCATATCGAGCGATATTCGCCATCGCTTAGCGCTTGGCGACGGCGACACGAACTGCTGCTCATGCAGATTCATCGTATGGAAGGCGCACAACCCTGCGCCGTTGGGGTCGTTCCCCACTCCGATTAGATGAGGCCCGGCGTCCAAAGAAAATGCCGCCGCCTCACCTGCTTTAAGGGTGGCCGCTATCTTGCCGTCGATAAAGAAACCGATCTTGCAGCCGCTTCCCAGCACGCCGCTGTCGCGGACGACGATCAGGTCAGCATCCCTGCTGGATGCCCCATGGGCGAACACGCGATCGGCCGGGGCCCACTGCTCGGAGCCTGTGGAAACCGGCGATGTCGTGCAACCCGTGACGGTCGCCAAACCCAGCACCACCGTGAGAACCCGCATTCCTATGCGCATTTGAAGCCTCCCCTGGTTGAGGAGCCAAGTTTGCCCGATCCGTTGATGAACGTTATTAACGAGTGACAATAATACCGCTTGACGTTAATAACGCCACTCGTTACGATCACAATCATGATCAAGAGCTTCCGAGACGCCGACACTGCCCAACTGTTTGCCGGCGACCGCGTGAAGCGCTGGGTCAACATCGAGACCGTCGCCATGCGGAAGCTGGCGATGCTCAACCGGGCGGGACGACTGGACGATCTGCGTATCCCGCCCGCCAACCGGCTCGAAGCCCTGAAAGGCGATCGCGCTGGGCAGCACAGCATCCGGATCAACGATCAATTCCGGGTGTGCTTCAAGTGGCAAGACGGCGATGCGTTCGATGTGGAAATCGTCGATTACCACTAACTGCTTGACCACGATCCGCCGGTGATGCCGGACGATCCCATACTATGAGTTGCCTACTATGCGCACCATTCCCTATCCCACCCCAGGCGAGATCCTGCTCGAGGAATTCCTCAAGCCGCTACAGATCACGCCCTACCGCCTCGCCAAGGAAATCGGCGTTTCCGCGACCCGCATCGGCGACATCATCGCCGGCAATCGCGCGGTGACGGCCGACACCGGCCTACGCTTGGCCAAGTTCTTCGGCACCACCGAGGGCTTCTGGACTGGCCTGCAGGACGATCACGACCGCGCCATGGTGAAGGACGACATCGCTAAGGACCTGGAAGGCATCAAGCGCTGGGACGCCGCGCACGCGGCCTGATCAGCGAACCATCGCTGACGGCCGCGCAACAAGCCGCAGGCATTCCCGCCAGTAGCCGCCGAACACATCGCGGCTGGATAGCCGGCCGTGCATGTGGTGGAGCATGTTGCCGTCGCCCAGCCAGATGCCCGCATGATTCGGCACGAGATTCTTGCTGCGAACCTGCATCAGCAGCAGATCGCCGCGCTGGATATCCGCCAGCTTGATCTCATGGAAGCCGCACTCGACCAGGTGATCCATGTAGAGGTTCGAGCGGCCATCGTCCCACCAGCCGTCCCGACGCGCGAAGTCCGGCAGCGCCAGCCCCCATTCCTGCCTGTACCAGTCGCGCACCAGCGAGTAGCAATCGAGCACGCCGTGCGCGAAGGCGCGGCCCACCAGCGGTGCCTGGTAGCCGCAAGGCTCCAGCGTCTGCACCTCAACTGCGCGCGGTGCGCCGTCAGCGTTCTCCACGCTGATGATCACCCACGGTAGCTCGGAGGCCTCGCAGGCGACCCTGTCGGCCTCGGACGGCCGCGCCGGCGCATCCGGGTGCGAATGCACCACCATGATGATCTCGCCAGCGTCGTCGGCTGCCGCGTAGTCCTCCGGCGCCAGCACGAAATGCTCGCTGGGCGTGGAGGCCGTGTTCCGGCATGGCCAGTAACGCTCCCTGCCCTTCACGACCACCACCAGGCCGCACGCCTCGCGCGGATACTCAGCCTCCGCGTGCGCGATCCCGGCCGCTTGCGTCTCTGGTGTCATTTGATCAGCGACGCCGCAGGGAAGCTACCATAGGGCAACTCGCCATTCTGGCCAAAGCGGAAGCGGCAGCCCTTCAACTTGCCGCTGCAGCGATCGAGCGCGGGGTCCGTCGTGGGCACATCATCGACCGTGGCCACCGGCGGACCGTTGTATCCGCAATAGGGACCGCGATAGCCGCCGCGCGTGAGCCACGAGCATGAGTTCGCGATGATCTGACGCCCGGGTAGTTGCCGACTGTTGAAGTCGAGTGCGCTCGACAATTCCCAGGTGAGCACCTCGCTGGTTTCGGCGGAACGCCGCTCGAGGAACCAGATATCGAGCGGCATCTCTTGGGTCGGGTCAGCCGTCGGGTTCCCGCCCGGGAAGTTCGCGGCATCGAGGTATTTGCCGAGCGTGCGATGGCGGACGAGCTTCGCGCCGACCAGATCCTGATAAGCCAGGCATAGCGCCGTCATGCGGCCATCGACGTTGCCGGCGGAAAGCGTGGGCGTCGGCGGCTGGTCCGGGTTGAGTTCGAACCCTTCGGCATCGATCGGCCAGGGCGAATATTCCACGCCCTGCCACCAGATCGAGCCGATTTGCGTGTAGCCGTGGAAAAACAGGCGGTCGGCGCCGAGCGATGTGGCGTCCAGTTCGAACAGCTGCACCCACGCGCCCGGCTCAAGCTGTTGGATATCGGCGGTTATCGTCATGGGGCGAACTTCTGCTGGAAGGTCGCGGTGATCGTGTAAATCCCGCTAGCCTCGTTGATGTTGAACGTGGTGACCTTGTAGATGCCCTGCACGCCCATGATTGGCGTCCAGAGAAAGCCGGAGGCGCCCTTGTGGGAACGGAAGAAATCAATGATCGGCTGCATCTCATCCTTGCTGCCGCTGAAGGTCAGCGGCCAGCTCTGGGTCTCGTTGTTGATGCCGTCCTCGGCCTCTTGCGAGTAGCCATCGCCGAACTGCGCCGTCAGCACAGCAAAGGTCGACGTGCCCGTCGGATTCGTGAGCGGGCGCCAGGTGAAGGTATCCATCAGCCGCGGCCTCCCGAACCGTTGCGCGCGCGCCAAATCTGGCCGCCCGGCTGCAGCGCGCGCGAAATCTCGCTCTGGGCGACAGTGCGCATGGTGTTTCCGAAACTGCGCATCGCATCGTTGTTGGTGTTCTGGTCGACCGCCGACATGCCATCGCTGGCGATGCTGATCGTCTGGGTGAAATAGATGTCGCCCGAGCCACCAGAGGACGCGATGCCCAGGCGCCCGTCGGCGCCGCGCTTGAGCGGCATGATGGCCTCCGGGCCCGCCTCGCCGAACACACCGGCGCCGGTGGCGAACTTGAACAGGTGCGGCGAGTCGTAGATGCCACCGCTGTATGCGCTGAGGCTAGGCGAGTCGTACACGCCGCCCTTTGCGTTGAAGCTCCAGCCATCGCCCTCGCCGGCCCAGCTGGTCGACAACGACCCGCTGCCGGTGTAGTTCGATCCACCATTGAGCGCGTCGCCTGCTCCGCTTCCAGCGCCAATGCCGTATCCAAACGCCGACAGGATCGCCGCCACCGCCTGCTGCTCGGCCAGCTTGATGGCGATCTTCTCGATGTCCTCGATCACCGACACAGCAAAGTCATGCCATGCGTTCTTGCCGCCGTTCAAGGCCTGAACGGTGGCGTTGGCGAAGCCGTCGAAAACGTTCGTCGTCGCGCTGGCGACCTCGCCGGCGACGTTGGTGGCCTCGTCCGCCCAGTTGGCGTAGCCGCGGGCAAGACCATTTTCCCAGTCTTCGCGCGCTGCGTTCTGCCGCTGATAGCCGACTGTGATGATGTTGACCTTGCGATCCGTCGCCGCCTGCAGCGCTGCGACGTCCGCGTCGTATTGCTCCTGCGTAAGGCCGCCGGACTCGCCGCGCTGGCCGGCCTGTCGCTTCAGCGCCAGGTCTTCGAGTTTGCTGGCCTGCTCGGTCAGCGCCTGGTTCACCTTTTGCTGCTGCTGGAACTCACGGTCGCCCATGCCGATGTGGGCGACCTCGGCGTCCATCTGCGCCTGCAGCGCGTCGTTGGACTTATCGAGCGCCGCAGCATAGGCATCCACAGCCTGCTGCCGCTTCTGATAAGCAGCCTGCTGCTGGTCGGCCAGCTGGTCGCTCTTGCTCATCGCGTCGGCTTCGATCTTCGACGCATCGGCCTCAAGCGTGTTGATCTGGCTGTCGAGCTTGATGCGCTCGGCGCCAATGGCCTTGCGCTGCTGCAGGCGCGTAATCTCCGCCTGGATGGCAGTCACCTGGTCGGCTTCGTTCTGCCACAGCAGGTCGTTGGACTGCTTGTAATAGTCCTGCTCCGACAGCGTGCCGGCTTTGCGCGCGGCTTCCAGCTCGGCCTGGCTGTTCTTGTACGCGTCGGTCGTCGCCGCCAGCGATGCCTTGAAGGCCGCTACCTGCGACGCCTCGTCGGCGCTGTCCGCGCTCTTGGCGTCGTGGTTCGTGTACTTCTTGTCGATCTGCGCCAGCGCGGTGGTTTGATCCGCCAGGTACTTCGTCTTGTTCGCCGGATCGGCGGCCAGCAGCGCCGCGGTGGCGTCCTTTACCTTCTTGATCTCTTCGGCCTTCGCCGAATCGGCCTTCGCGGCCTTGAGATACTGATCCATGACATCGCTGCCCTTGATGGCAGCCTGCTGGATCTTGGCGTTCGCGGCGTCGTTGTCAGCGGCCCACTTCTCGAGGTCGGCTCCAGGCTGGAGTGCCAGCGCCTTCGCGCGGTTCGCCTGGACAACCGGATTCTGCTCGGCCTGCGCGTCTGTCTGATGGAAGCCGGCCATCAGGTTCTGTTTGTAGGTGTCGGCCAGCTGGTTGAAGTGGGCGACGTCATCCGACAGCGACGTCGGGCGCCCCACATTCTTGATGCCGTCCCACGCATCCTTGGCGGCCGTTTCGACCGCGCGCCACGACTTTTCGACGGTTCCCAGCTGGGCACGCATGTCCGCGGCGCGCGCGGTG